ATGCTGGAACAAATGGGCATTGCCGCGAAGCAAGCCTCGTATAAATTAGCGCAACTCTCCAGCCGCGAAAAAAATCGCGTGCTGGAAAAAATCGCCGATGAACTGGAAGCACAAAGCGAAATCATCCTCAACGCTAACGCCCAGGATGTTGCTGACGCACGTGCCAATGGCCTTAGCGAAGCGATGCTTGACCGTCTGGCACTGACGCCCGCACGGCTGAAAGGCATTGCCGACGATGTGCGCCAGGTGTGCAATCTCGCCGATCCGGTGGGGCAGGTGATTGATGGTGGTGTGCTGGACAGCGGCCTGCGTCTTGAGCGTCGTCGCGTACCGCTGGGGGTGATTGGCGTGATTTATGAAGCGCGCCCGAACGTGACGGTTGATGTTGCTTCCCTGTGCCTGAAAACCGGTAACGCAGTGATCCTGCGTGGTGGCAAAGAAACCTGTCGCACTAACGCTGCAACGGTGGCGGTGATTCAGGACTCCCTGAAATCCTGCGGCTTACCGGCGGGTGCCGTGCAGGCGATTGATAATCCTGACCGTGCGCTGGTAAGTGAAATGCTGCGTATGGATAAATACATCGACATGCTGATCCCGCGTGGTGGCGCTGGCCTGCATAAGCTGTGCCGCGAACAGTCGACAATCCCGGTGATCACAGGCGGTATAGGCGTATGCCATATTTACGTTGATGAAAGTGCAGAGATCGCTGAAGCCCTGAAAGTAATCGTCAACGCAAAAACTCAGCGCCCGAGCACGTGTAATACGGTAGAAACGTTGCTGGTGAATAAAAACATCGCAGATAGCTTCCTGCCTGTGTTAAGCAAACAGATGGCTGAAAGCGGTGTGACGTTACACGCCGATGCTACCGCACTGACGCAATTGCAGGCAGGTCCCGCGAAGGTGGTTGCTGTTAAAGCTGAAGAGTATGACGATGAGTTTCTGTCCTTAGATTTGAACGTCAAAATCGTCAGCGATCTTGACGATGCCATCGCCCATATTCGTGAACACGGCACGCAACACTCCGATGCGATCCTGACCCGCGATATGCGCAACGCCCAGCGTTTTGTTAACGAAGTAGATTCCTCCGCTGTTTACGTTAACGCTTCTACGCGTTTTACCGATGGCGGCCAGTTTGGTCTGGGTGCGGAAGTGGCGGTAAGCACACAAAAACTCCACGCGCGTGGCCCAATGGGGCTGGAAGCGCTGACCACTTACAAGTGGATCGGCATTGGTGATTACACCATTCGTGCGTAAATAAAACCGGGTGATGCAAAAGTAGCCATTTGATTCACAAGGCCATTGACGCATCGCCCGGTTAGTTTTAACCTTGTCCACCGTGATTCACATTCGTGAACATGTCCTTACAGGGCCGATATAGCTCAGTTGGTAGAGCAGCGCATTCGTAATGCGAAGGTCGTAGGTTCGACTCCTATTATCGGCACCATTCTAATGTCTCCCCAAGTCTACTCAAGTATTTAAAAAACTCTTATAATCCGCATGTTAGCGCCCCTTTTAGTCTTTTGACGTCTACTTAAGTACCCCAAAATCTACAGTCAATTGGGGGTACTTTTGGGGGTATTTGCTGTTCGGTTTAGTGGAGGTACCCCCAAGTGAAACTCAATGCCCGTCAAATAGACACTGCCAAGCCAAAAGAGAAGGCTTACAAGCTGGCTGATGGTGGTGGTCTGTATCTCTTGGTAAAACCTAGTGGAGGAAAATATTGGCGCTTCAAGTATCGTGTAGCTGGTAAAGAGAAGCTGTTAGCACTAGGTGTGTATCCTGAAGTTACCTTGGCTGATGCTCGTGCAAAACGTGAAGAAGCTAAAAGGGGTATCGCTGGGGGTATCGATCCGATGGAAGCGAAACGAGAGGAAAAGATTGCCCGGGAAACGCAGTTAAACAACACCTTCAAAGATATTGCCCTTGAGTGGCACAGCAGCAAATTAAAAAAATGGTCTGCTGGTTATGCTTCAGACATCCTCGAAGCCTTCAACAAAGATGTGTTCCCTTACATTGGCAAAAAACCAATCGCCGAAATCAAACCACTTGAACTGCTGAATGTGCTGCGGCGCATCGAGGGGCGCGGTGCTACCGAAAAAGCCAAAAAAGTGAGGCAGCGATGCGGGGAAGTTTTCCGCTATGCAATTGTCACTGGACGTGCTGAGTATAACCCTGCACCGGATCTCACCAGCGCGATGCAAGGTCATGAATCTAATCATTATCCTTTCCTCACAGCCAAAGAATTACCTGATTTTTTCAAGGCATTGTCCAGTTACTCAGGAAGTGCATTGGTTGTTATGGCGGCTCGTCTACTGATTATCACCGGTTTGCGGACTGGCGAACTGCGCGGTGCATTATGGGATGAAATCGATCTCAACAAGGCTATCTGGGAGATACCAGCTTCACGGATGAAAATGCGTCGCCCTCATGTGGTGCCTTTGTCTGAGCAGGCTCTTTCGCTTATTGGGCAGATTAAAGAACTAACTGGCAATTATCCGCTTATGTTTCCCGGCCGTAATGATCCAAGGAAAACAATGAGCGAGGCTAGCATAAACCAAGTATTTAAACGCATCGGCTATAACGGAAAGGTTACTGGTCATGGCTTCCGGCACACTATGAGCACCATTTTGCATGAGCAGGGCTATAACACCGCGTGGATAGAGACACAGCTTGCGCACGTCGATAAAAACTCAATTCGTGGCACATACAACCATGCGCAATATCTGGATGGGCGGCGGGAAATGCTTCAGTGGTACGCTGATTATATGGATTCGCTCGAGCATGGCGGAAATGTGGTGCATGGTGAGTTCGGAAAATGCGGGTGACTGGTTGAGTATACAGTAGTAGACTTTGAGCGATTAAGAAAAGGCTGTGTCTAGGGTCGCTCCCGAAAATCCGCACACCTCTGCGGACTGGCACAGCCACTACGGTAGAGGGCGCAGAGGTGTGCGTATGGTTGATATTCATGCCGAATTAAATGAATATAAAAAAGAGTTTATTTATTTACGTGATTTTCTTGATGATGTATTTAAAGTTGTTGATGCTAATATTTCAGAAGTCATTACCTGGATACTCAAGAGAATAAATACAGTAAATCCAGGTATTACCCTGTACACAGTAAATTCATTAAATGAGGTGGAACTTTATTCTTCGGATCCGTTTGAGTGGAGATCTGATTTTAACTTTCTTTATGCAAAACTGGATACGGTTAGGGAGCGTGGTTGTTTACCTTGTGAGAGGGATGAGAGTGGTTTTCTGGTATCTGGTTATTGGGAAGATGCCGAATTTGAGGCAATGGGATTCAGAAGAAATGAAATTTTCGAAATTTTCCCAGAAATCCTTGACGGGTTAATGAATCTGGAATGTGCTGACTCTTCTGAAAATAACGAGGCGCAAGGAAGCAATATTGAACATAAAGAGTTGCGTACAGATGATGATTTTTTATCCCGAATTGCAATGCTGGAAAAAGAAAATGAATCGTTAAGGGAGCGGGTAAATCAGTTAGAAAAGGAGCGCCCGATTTTGCTAAGGGCGTATCGTGATGATGACCCATTGTATCTGGCTATCGATATTAGAAACAGAGAGTGGGCCAATTACGACCCAGAGAATGATCGCGCAACCAGGGGAAACCAGGGCGCGATTACTACTGAACTTGAAAAACGAGGTTTTACCTCCCGACAGGCCGCATCTATTGAGCTTGTCGCCTGTCCTATCAAACGATGAAGCCTTACCCTAGTGATATCTCATGTTTTGTTCGCGTCTCACCCTAAGGGTAATCAGACCTCACCCTTAGGGTATTTTTGTATGCTTTCCCATCAATTTTACTATTACCCTTAGGGTAAAAATATTCCCGATTACCATTAGGCATGAGGGTATGAAAATATTCGTTATTTCTGTGCCATGATTACCTCGTCAAATTGAGTAGACGTTATGAGGTAAATATATGTCAAATACGCTTATTCGTTTAACGGAAGTTCAGCGTAGAACTGGATATAGCAAGGCATGGATTTATCGCCTTATGGGGCAAGGTAAATTTCCTGCATCAGTTAAAATTGGCTCGCGAGCGATTGCTTTCGTTGAGAGTGAAATTGACGAGTGGATTAATCAGCGTATTGCGGAATCACGCGGAACAGCTACCTGATTAAATGGCTACGGGGCCAGAAGTCCCAGCTATCCACCAGCAAATAAAAAGTAACTTAATTCGATAGCAGGAGTTTTTATGAAACTGCGAAAAACGCCCGTACAGGGGCAGGGATTCGTTCGGCCTGAAAACCAGAGCCAACAAAATTTCGGCGAAATTATCCCGGTTATTTCCGGCGTTATTGGCGGGCGTGAAACCAATATTGTTAGCGCCAGAGCGTTGCATAAGGCGCTGGGTGTGAAGCGTGATTTCACAACCTGGATTAAAGGACGCATTGATGAGTACGGATTTAAAAAGGGCGTGGATTTTGAATTCGTAGAAAATTTGACCTCCCCCAATCCGGTGAGCGCAAAATCTCGCCAACGTGTAGAGCACGACTACCTGAGCACTATCAACATGGCGAAAGAACTGGCGATGGTCGAACGCACCGAACAGGGCCGCGCCGTTCGTCAGTACTTCATCAAATGCGAGGAAGAGCTACACAAGGTTGCGCCTGTACGTTCCGCAGCGTTACGCCGGGAACTGAAAGCCCGTATCACAGTTGCCAGCTACTTTAAGCCAATGTGTGCCGCGCTGGAGGCGTACCGGGCTGAACTGGGTAAAAACACGCTCCAGCACCATTACACCACGGAAGCCAATATGCTGGCGCGTATCGTGCTGGGTGGCATGACTGCAAAACAGTGGGCGCAGGCGAACGGCATTACAGGCGAACCACGCGACCACATGAGCACGTTGCAGCTTGAGCACCTTTCTTACCTTGAGCAGAGCAATATCACGCTGATTGAGTTAGGCCAGGACTACCACCAGCGGAAGGCTGAATTAATTCGTCTTTCGCAGCGTTGGTTAGCCCGTCGCATGGAGGAAAACAGCCATGTGTAACGCTCTGACCGTTACAAAAAGAGAAAGCGCCCCGTTGCCGGAGCGCCTTTGTGAACGAATTACCTGTAGCACCATATTGCTTACTGTCTACGAGGCAGATTATAGCGTTGTGGTCGCACAGAGTGAAGGCGCTGATCACCGTTACTACAGCACACCAGAAATGCGGAATATTTTGCTGCAAAATGTCGTTGGCCACGCTGTCCGGAAAGCAAAAAATTTTGCTGGTGGCGCGACTGATGCGATTTTTTCTGGGCGTCAGCCTTTTGGCTCGATACCGCGCTGTTGTAATTCTTTGCGGAGTATTCGTTTAATCCAAGTAGCTAATGAGGTGTCGCCGTCTGCCTTGGCTGCCTCCTCAAGTTGCGCTCTAAATTCTTCTGGTAGTCGCATTTGGTATGGTGGTGATCGTTTCTCTAATGGTGTTGACATGGTAATTACCCCTAATTACTATAGTTACATGGTAATTACCATTGTACTTACCATTACGCAAAAAACAACGCCCCGCAGTGCTGGAACACATGCAGGGCGTCTAACCACCAACGATAGCAGAAGTATCGAGGTAGCTATGAGAAATCATACCACACACCCGCAAGGGCGGGACTCGCACAACCTGAATAAATACATCTGGCGTTTTATCGCCCTGAGCACGGCACAACCGCGCGTAATTCACATCGAGGCCACCAGCGAACAGGAAGCCCGCCAGCAATCCCCGGCTGGCTGCGTGATGGTATTCGCTGCCCGTATTCGCCAGGAGGTGCACCATGCATAACCTGTCAATTTCTGACCTTAACAGCATTCAGTTTGACGAGAAATTTACCGGGCAGCTACTGGTCAATGTGGAGAACGGGCGCATAGTGCGTAATTACCACCTGCCGGATGGTGCAATTGCCGGAAGCGTTGAAGCATTGCTGGAAATGGCGGAACGTGCGCGACTGATTAAGCCGTCAACGTGCCATCACGATGATGATCTGCATTTTACCGGACGCATGGTGAGTCACTACGAAAACGGCGTTGAAGTATCCCGCGAACGGCTGCGTGATGATTGCTGTTTCGGCACACTGCCGGAATTTATCGAATTGCTGACCAGTTGCGGTTACCAGGTCATTCAGGGGGTGCATCATGGGTAATCAGCCAGCAACAATGACAATTACCCTGAATGTGCCAGATGATTTCACCGGACGCGTACTGGTTTACCTGGATAAAGGGAACGTGAAATCACAATGCCGACTGCGAAATAATGAAATTGTAAGTACGGTAGAAGGCTTTTCTGAACTCTGTATTCGTGCAGGAATAAAACCGGAACTGCTGACAGGAAAATAAAACCATGAAAAAGAAAAATTCTGGCTTTACTGCCAGCGGTCTCTCTCGGCCTGAAATTCGCCCCGGCGATATTTTCCGGGATAAATACGGCAGTCAGATAACGGTAAAAACGGTGAGTGCTTATCGTGTGACCTATATCCGCGAAGGGTATGCGCATCCCTGCGTGTCGTCACATATGCGCTTTGAAAGGGAATTCATCCTTGTAAGTAAAGCGCCACCAGCAGAATTAAGCGACATCGACAAAATCATGAGCGTCACGGGCGCGGAACGCATCAGGACAGTACGTGAAATTATTCGTGAGCGGGGAGGTAAGAAGTGAAAAACGCACCGAATTTGAAATATCAGCCGAAGGATAAATCCATTGAAGTGATTATTTTTGCCGGTGCTGATGCCTTTGCTCACGCTAAAACATGGGAGGAAGGATGGGGACTAAAAATTGCCGCCGATAAAATCCCTCCGGTCTGGCTGGGGCCAAAACAACTGGCAGACCTGGACAACGTGCGAATTGTTGATGATGGGCGGTTATATGCACGTGTCTATCTTGCGGGGGAGATTGAGCCAATCCTGATTAACGCTGTCGCCGAAAAACTGGCGCTGGCTGGCGTACAGGACGCGAAATTATACAAAGGTATCCCTGACCGGGAGCCGGAGAACTGGCGCGACTACCTGCAACGGTTACGCGAACAGGCTGAGCGCGGAGAAATTCTGTCAGGAAGGACCGAGAAAAAACACAAAATATCTCTTTCCAGAATGGCGGACAGCCAAAGGGCAAAACTTTTAGCTGAACGATTTCAGGATGTAGCAATGAATCAGGAGAGTGAGGTTGTCCACGTCTGGCGCGATGATTTTTGGGTTCCGGTAAGCACACTGGATCTTAGTCGTGAAATGGTGGCTATTTACGAAGAAAACGGAACAGCGTTTAGCCGGAGAGCAATAAGCAATGCTGTGGATGCTTTAAAAGTTATGGCCAGGCCAATGGGGGAGCCGTCAGGTGATTTATTGCCGTTCGCTAATGGCGTGTTTGACCTGAAAACTGGCGAATTTTCCCCGCACTCGCTGGATAACTGGATCACCACGCATAACGGCATTGAGTACACGCCACCAGCACCAGGGGAGAACATCCGCGACAACGCGCCAAACTTTCATAAATGGCTTGATCACGCTGCAGGAAAAGACCCGCGAAAGATGATGCGTATATGCGCCGCGCTGTACATGATTATGGCTAACCGGTACGACTGGCAAATGTTTATTGAGGCCACAGGAGACGGCGGGAGCGGCAAGAGCACATTTACGCACATAGCCACCCTTCTGGCAGGGAAACAGAACACGGTAAGCGCCGAAATGACATCGCTTGATGATGCTGGCGGGCGTGCACAGGTTGTCGGAAGTCGTCTTATTGTCCTGGCAGACCAGCCGAAATATACAGGCGAAGGATCGGGAATCAAGAAAATAACTGGCGGCGACCCCGTGGAAATTAACCCGAAATATGAGAAGCGTTTCACAGCAATTATCAGGGCTGTCGTGCTGGCAACAAACAACGTGCCGATGATATTCACCGAACGGGCCGGAGGCGTTGCACGTCGACGTGTAATTTTTCAGTTCGATAATATTGTAAGGGAGGCCGAAAAGGATAAAGAATTACCGCAAAAGATAGCGGCAGAAATACCTGTCATTATTCGTCGACTGCTTACTAACTTTTCAGATCCAGAAAAAGCACGAGAATTATTGCTTGAGCAGCGTGACGGTGCCGAAGCTCTGAAAATAAAACAGGAAACTGATCCTGTCATTGGGTTATGTGCGGCGCTTGCATTTCTTGACGAACCGCATGGAATGATGATGGGTGGCGGTAAGAGAACAGTTGACCTTAACCCACGTACAAGTCTGTACAGGCTTTATCTTGCCTTTATGGAGTACATAGGCAAAGAAGAAAAATTAAGTGTTAATGATTTTGGTAAGGCCATGAAGGCGGCTGCAAGAGAATATGGAGCTGAATATCTGACCAGAGGTTTTAAAGGACGAACACAAACTAACGTTATAAGAACGGAGAGAACCGAGGAATTTTTATAAGAGTAATGCCTGCAACAGGTAGACGGGTAGATATTGGGTAGATGCTAGTTTTATGAATGCCTACCCGCTGAAACCCTTGCGCCACAAGGGATTCAGCGAAACAGGTAGATAGGGTAGACAATATCTCGCTTAAAAACTTTTTTACGCAGCGAAAGGAAAATACAGGTTAGAGAATGGAGAGTTAAAAGAAAGTCACTTTTACTATCTACCCTATCTACCTAATAGATAAAAGTTGTTTTTTATCATTGTGTTAAGTGGGTAGATAACCGTTTCTTTGTTGTCTACCTGTTATCTACCTTGTCTACCCATAAGATGAAAGTACCGGATACGGCGTGAAGGTGCAGACGGTGAAGCCCTGGTTATCGCATGCACCAAGATGAAGGATGCGGAGGAACTGAAAGAAATGGCTTGCGATTTGCGCGAGGTTGAGCTTTTCAAGGATGAAGGCGGGGAGTTAATCACGTCGTTGGTGGTTGTGGATAAGCCGCGCCCACCCGTTGAACTGGAGCGCATCGAGGAAGCCGGGAACAAGACGGAGAATCACGCCGCACTATGGGGCTGTATTCGTTCACGCACGCAACGCGGAGATAAATGCACTATTCCGTTATTGCGCGATGACATGAAAAAGCTGGGGTATGAGATGAAACACTTCCGGCGCTGGCTGTACAAGCTGGAAGGTGACGGCGTAATCACTATTGACGGTGATGACGTGCGCCCACTGTAAAAAGTGGGGAGCAAAAGTGGGGAGAGTGAGCAATGAGAGCCAAAGAAGCCATTTTTCCCCACTTTTCAACCTGTATATATACAAAAAAGTGGGGAGTGAAAAATTCAAAATAAAACAATGAATTATTGATTTGTGAAATCCCAATTGTTGGCGTGGTGAGAAATAGAAAAAGTGGGTAATAAAAATGAGTAGTGATGGGTAAATGAAAACTATGTGATGAAAGCAATAGGAAGATTAAAAAAATAACCAATGCAATATATTAACTAAAAATTAACTATTTACCCCACCTTTGCGTATATATAGAGGTTTAAAAGCGGGGCCTTAAAAATATATTTAAAATCATACTGTTATTAACTTCATAAATTCCCACCTGGCAACGAGTGGGGAATTAAAAAATCAGGAATGTTAAAAATGAAAACAGAATGTTATATCGGCGCCGTTGGAGAACATAATACGAAATTTATAAGCTGAAACGTAAAGGTAGACGGTTGGTAGACAGTAATACTTAACCCTCTACCAACCATCTACTAATTAATGTTTTGAATTATATAGGTATTTTTAATGTGGTAGAGAGGTGGACAGTTTATTTTATATTTCTAAACCACGGGGGGTATATAAAAACAGATAGTTATGGGTTCATTTTTAAAATTTTTATTTTAACTATCTACACTGTCTACCATTTAGTAAAAATCATTAATTATCAATGTATTAATACGGTAGACAGTTGGTGGACAGTTTGCAGATTGTTTTTTTGTTATGTGTTAATAACATTAAATAAATCAATCAATTATATCGGTAGGCAGTTGGTAGACAGTTGTAACGATGGGGCAAAGCATGACTAAGCTGACCATTAACAGAAAACCTAAAGGCAATTACGGCACGCCGCAGAAAACGACGCAGGCGGCGCAGCAGCAGCAGCAGCAGGATAAAACCACATCGGCGCATAAAGTGATGCCCGGTAACCAGAAAGCGCAGCAGAAGCCCACAGGGGCGACACCGTGGCGGCATATGACCAAACGGCAGCGAAAAAACCGCAGACGCGTTAACCGCCTCACTGAGTTGTGGCCTGAATTATTCAGCCGGGAAGCACCGAAGCCGCTTAAGGTGGGGATATTCGACGACCTGATGCAGGATCTCGCCGTCAGGGGGCTGGCATTCGGGCCAGGGGCATTACGTGCGACGCTGGCATCTTATGCGCAGTGTCCGCGCTATTACCGCGCCTTAATGGCTGGTGGGGTACGCTACGACCTGAAAGGCCAGCCGTGCGGCGAGGTGACACCACAGGAACAACAGGACGCAGAAACGCGGCTGGTGGCGCTGAATGAGAAGCGCAAACGTCAGCGCCGGGCAGCAAAGGAGAAAACAGGCGCATGATTCACGACAGTAAAGCCGAAGCACTGGAAGCGCGTGGTCTGTACCGGAGAGCGGCGGCGCGGTGGGCTGAGGTCATTATGCTGGCGAACGGTGACAAGGCACGGGAACAGGCGGCAAAACGTCGAGCGGAATGTATCCACAAGGCAGCACGCCCGCCAGTAAGGCAGGATAATTTCGGGGAGATGCGCGAAACCATCAGCCGGGCACATGCCGGGATGGGATTACATCAGCCCAATGGTGAGGCATTCAGGAAATACCCTAGATCGAAAAATTGCAATCAGTGACGGAGGCCGGGATTTTTCCCGGCTTTTTTGTGCCAGTAAAAAGCCCGCAGCCAGAAGTGTTGCGGGCTTTGTTTTTCAGGTGATTGAAGTCAATAGGAAGAACGCGATCATCATGCGTTATCGTTTCATGGATTGCAATGATGTAGATCGTCATTTCAGTTTATGCAATCATAATCATTGTTTTGTTCAGAAGATATGACTATGAGAAAAGCCAGCGTGAAACCCGTTTTACTCGCTCGTGATCAGATTGAAGCATTACAGCGCATCCAGGACGAGGAACGCCGCAATTCTCCGCTGGGGATTGCTCCGAGCATTCATGAGGTCGCCCGGCGTTTAATGCAGCGGGCGCTTTATCCCGTAGAACGTCCGGCCTGATGGTCGTGATTTTTTGGTGAAAAAAGAGAGGTGGTAAAAATGCCAGCAAGCAAAGAAGATTTGCGATTAAAACTGATGGAGGTGGTTAACGCTCTGTCAGAGTCGCAGGGCAGCACTCCGCAGGAGATTATCGAAATTCTGAATGCGATCCCCGCACAGGATTTCACAAAAGCAGATGAGGATAACGCGAATCAAAACATCGTCGCGTCAGTCGAAGATGAATCCTCACTGGCAGAAGCCCAGGCTAAAGCGGATTCCGCATACAGCAATATGGGCCGTCGCGCTCCAGCCCCGTTTGCTGGCGAAAAGTCGATGGATTACCGCAAGCGCGCATTAATTGGCGCACAGAGGATAGCGAAAAAATTCAGAGATGTGGATATTCGTTCCGTTTCAGATTCTGCAACGCTGGCGGTGCTGGAAGATCAGATTTACAAGGCTGCTCAGGAAAGTGCTCAGTGGGCCGTGGAAAACACGCCGGGCCATTTGGGTAAAACCGTAAGAATGGATGAAGCTGGTCGTCGTATTACTGAATATCAGGGCGATCCGAACGTCTGGCTGAACGCCTTCAAAATCCCTCCCCGTCGCCTGGTCAAAATTAACGTTGCAAGCCTCGCGGGGGCATGAAAAACGTGCTGATTTCAGCCCTGCCGGATTTGGCGGGGCTTATTGCTTATAACCGGATAACATTATGCTTTTAACAGAAATTGAGGCGGCGAAGCAGATTCGGGACGGACAGCTACCGTCGCCTTATCAGTTTTCCAACATGTGGCTGGTTAACCTGCGTATCACAGGAACCGGAATGGCCTACCGCGCCGAAGAAAAAGAATTTGTCTGGCGTTCACCGCAAACTTATCTCAATCCGCAGTTCCTGGAACGTTGTGCCGGAGTACCCGTCATTATCGACCATCCCGAAAGCAAAACCCTTGAAGACGTGGGCGAACGGTCGCGCATTATTGGCACCGTCATGTTGCCGTATATTCGCGGTGACGAGGTGTGGGGCGTATGCCGGATTTACGGACAGGAAATCATCGATTACATCCAGAAAGCCCGGGGGGAGGTATCCACCAGCCCGTCGGTTGTGTTTTGTGGTGCGTCCGGTGGGGCAGAAGTTCCTGATGTAATGGGCGAGGACAATTTTTTTATTGAGGGTACGCCATTTCTTATCGATCACGTTGCGCTCGTGCCGCTTGGTGTTTGGGATAAGGGCGGGAAACCATCGGGCGTGGAAGTAACAACGCCGACAGCAGAAGAACAGCTCGCCGGAATGGTCCGGGACGTTATTGATACGGCCTGCAAGCCAGCCCTGGAAAAACTGGAAGAAATATCCGGGCGGCTGGCTCAACTGGAAAAAGAAGGGTGAGTCATCATGCTGATGAGTAAGGCAGAATATGCCAAACACAAAGGCGTAAGCCGCCAGACAGTTTACGACTGGATCGAGAAAGGCGAAGTGATCATGTCTGGCAAAAAAATTGATGTGGAGGCGACAGAGCAGCGGAACAGCCCATCGGCACAAGGGAAAGACACCGTTTCTGAAATGTGGCCAGAGAGAACGCTGGAAATGACGTGGGGCGAGTTCTGGAAAGCAGTTAAGGCCAGAGACGGTAAAATTCCTACGCCAGCAACGGACGAGGGCATACAGCAGCGTGTGCTGGATGCAGCCGGGGAATTAGGCTGGGAAGTGCAATTTCTTGATGATGGTGCTATCTGCCTTGAGGATTGCGACGGGCAGCATTACTTTGAACAATACAATTTGCGGGGTAATGCCAGGCTGGCAATTCGTATGCTGCGTTGCGAACTCTGCTATGTTGCAGGTGATTGTCCCGATGAGCTGGATAACTGGAGTGAAGCCGGACTAAACGCCCTGGCTGAGTGGGAAAAATCATCCCATTAATGACCGTAAAATTCGCGAAAAAGTGTCAAGTCAGGCCGTCCGCCGGGTTGACACTTTACACTCTGAACGCGAAAAAGTGTCAACCTCGCTGTAACCCCTGTCGTTACTGGCTTTGCGCCAGACTTACCACGTCAAAAAACCGAAAAAATCGCGAAAAGTGTCAAGTTGCCATGCTTAGAAATGCCAGGGATGGTTAAGTTTTGTTAAGGTTTTTCGTGAAAAAGTGTCAAGTGTGTCAACCTGCGATATTAAGATTTATTAAGGCCTTAAGCCGGAAAGTGTCAACCAGCCCCCTAAGATTTCCTAAGGTGTGATTGAACGTGCTGTAACCTTCTTGTCGCAATGTGGATGAATGACTATAGTGCTGGTAGCTTTGACAGCAGAATCAGATTACTGAAGGAAGTGTGTGATGAGTTTTTTTAGTCTTTATGGGAAAGAACTATTTTCTTTTTTTATAGCGATATTAACATGGATACTGAATAACAGATTTAAAAGCAAGGCAAAGTTATCCTATGGTTATCAGCATGGATTTACTTTTCTTCTCAATGAACCCTTACGGAATGCCAATGGTGAGATAATATCTAATTCACAGTTGGTGTATACACGATCTATTATTCTTGTTAATGAAGGGCGAGAAAGTGCTACTAATATATCATTGGTTTTTAACTATAAGCCAATGCATATTAATTTTTGGCCTGTCCACCATTTTGAAGAAAATATTGAGCAGGATGGTCGCTATATTATCAAGTTTGAAAGTCTTGCACCTGGTGAGTCTATTCAATGTGAAATGTTATCAATAAATAGAGAAGTTCCAAGTATTCTATCGATAAGATCTAAAGAGTGTGTGGCTGAGCCAGTGAATATCGTAATGCAAAAATCGATTAGTAATATTGCCCTACGTTGCTATCAATTATTAATACTTCTTGGAACTGGTACATTAACATATTTAATTATCGTTATTCTGCAATGGTTAGTCACTAAAACGGGATAATCCATTGTATTGAACTTATTAATTGGATATGAGTGCTGATAGGAAAGCTATGACCATCACCGAAGCCGATTTGCTGGAGATGATCCGCAGCATTGCCGGAATCAAACAACCAGCAAGCAAAATTAACAGGTGTTCAGCGCCTGTTTCCGTTGTGCTGCAACAGGAACGCCACCAGCAGGATGATGTGAGGCCGTATCAGTGGAAGAAACCGGACAGGCCGCGACGGTGAGCGGAGCGTTACGGTAAGGCTACAGCCAAGCCAAACATTAAGCCTAAGGGTAAGGTTTTTTGTTGCAGGTGGCATTAATTTGGATGTTGATTTAAGGAGCATTTTTACTGAGACGGCCTGTTCGGGGTAACTTTTTTGTATGCCATTCACTTGTATGAGAGCTGTACTACGAAATAGGTTGGCATGGTGGGGAGAGCATTCTGTACTGTTATTGAATAACACTATCGTTTTTTATTCCTTTTGGTTATTAAGTGGTGTGCGTTAAGACATGGTTTTCTTTATGTTTTTCATGTATATATTGCTTTTTAACTCAATAAGGAAACACTGATAAATGGCAAGACCAAAAAAATTAACTTATGGGGCGGTGAATATAACAATGCATCCCCACTCGCCAGAAAAATATGTAGAATTGTTCAGAATGGCAAGAAAAAACGCGAGAAATGTTAATTTGAGGGGGGACTCTTTCGCGACTTTATCACACTTTTATCCTTACAGGAAAGATCAGGTAGTTAGTGAACCTTTTGAAGGGGAAATTCTAAAGTATACAGATATTGATGTTGATGGAGATTGGTTCGATATTGTAAAGAAAGACATTGCCTCAGATGAGCAAAAGGAAAGGATAAGTATACCTGAGAATTTAAAACCAAATGTGGCTCGATTCTCTTTTGTTTTTCTACCTGCCAGCCATCTTTTAGTTTATGAGATGCAGGACAAAGGTCGGCATCTTACATCAAAACAAATAGAAAATTTTCTGAATGGAATATTTTCTCATGAGAGAATTATAGAGAAGTTTGGGAAGATTAATGTTACAATATTAACCGAGCCAGATAACGTAGAACGTATGCTTTCTTTAAAAGGCATTACGTGTATAAATATGGTTACTCGACGTCCTAACCCAGATGATCTCGCTTCTGCAGAAAGTATTATGCAAAAGCGTTTCAAACGTATTGGCGTTATTGAAGAAGATAAAACATATAAATCTGAGCGTGGTCAGGAAATTAAACCTGATAGTGAGTTAAAGCAGGATGCTCTTATTGCTTCGAGAAATGGCGAAGTTAGCATACGTAGGATTAATGAGGCGGGATTAGTTGAGGTTCATGCCTCAAGCGATTTACCACTTCAAAGGGTTGAATCATATGATTCTGACGTAACATCAGTTACTGAGCTATTGTTATTAAGAGCAAAATCTTTAGCAGATGAGTTTAAGAGGCTTCTGAGAAAGTAATGAGTAAAGTAAAAGAATCAACCAGTGCAATGGCTAGATACTGGAAGATCTATGGTGGCGCTGGGGCTGTATTTAAAAGTCGCTATTTTTGGTGTGCTTTTTTTATGACAGTGATTCTTTATCCATCTTGGTCTCATCAGGGGTGGTGGAATGATATTCTGTCGTTAATGCCGAACCTTTTGGGTTTTTCACTGGGTGGTTTTGCTATGTGGATTGCTATTGGAGATGAGGCTTTCAAAAAAATAATAACTGGAGATGAAGAAAGTGAAAATGGAGAGGTAGAATATTCTCCTTATATGTCTGTGAATGCAACCTTTGTTCATTTTATATTATTGCAGTTGTTAACTATAATAATGGCCTTGGTCACCAAGGCCTATAGTAGCATTCTCATAAATAACGCTTTTATGTATTATTATTTAGGTGTTGCTTACAGGTATGTACTGTTAACATTCAGCTTCTTTGCATACTTTATATTTATTTACTCAGTATTCTCTGCGTTAGCTGCCGTTTTTGCTATATTTCGTGTTTCTAGTTGGTATAATACTTTTATGACCTTACGAAACAAACAAGATAACGCTAAAAATAATAAGGAGGAATAA